CCCGCAGTAGAGGTCTTATCTCCACCAAAATCCAATATCAATACAGAACGATTTGCAGATCCGGCAGTTGTGGAGGAGTTATATATCATTGCTCCACGAGCCGTGATGGTCGCTGTGGAAAATGTTAAGTCTGCAAAGTCGGTCAAGGCTGTAGTCCCTGACGTTGTTGGCGTAACGTTAGTTAGCGTGCCGCCACCTGACGAATAGCCCGTTCCACTTACCTCGTTGCTTGTTGTGAAAGCGGCTGTAGCCGCCCCCAAAGATGCAGAACTAGTGTAAAGCGCCAGCTTGAATGTATTACCAGTTCCAGTTGTGGTTGTTGTTCCACCGCCAGAGCCGTTTGTTAAGTTGTGTATGCCTTGCAAGATTTCTTTCTTGAAAGACGTACATATAGCCTGAGTAATCGCCATTAGATTTTCCTCAAAATTGCCGCGACATCTTCATATCCATTGCGCTCTAGCTCAACAATGGTGTCTGTTTTGCTACTGTTAATAGCTTCCTGCATATAGTTTTTAATTACATGCCGGATGTTGTCCTTATAGGCTTTTGCCTGCTGGACGATCTCTGGATGATTCTTCTCACCCACAGAAATAATTGTATCTGTTGCCCGGTCTGCCCAGTGATCAATACTGAGTCCGCCGTTCTCCGTTGTTACTACGTTCACGATTCCTGCCTGTGCAACACTTACTTCAAACATTAGCCCCTCGGTAACCTCACTGCGCCCGACCGATAGCTATCTGTCGTGCTGTAACCCTCGCCAAGCGCTTTCAACTTACCCAGCGCATCCTCATATCGCGTTGCATACAACTGCATTAAATCAGGGTCGCCCTTCAAGAAGGTATACGACTCAAGCAGACAGCCATAAAACAACGTGCTTTCCGCATTATCACCAAGCCAGCTAGTACCGCTCGCGGCGGTTGTAATAGACTCAGGCTTGTAGAAGTAATGCAATTCTACCGTGTATCCAGAGTTTGGCGTAGGCCCAAGAATAAAAGAAGACTCATCGAACAAAGCATAATACTTAGGAGTGCCTGTCGCTGTAGAGTCTGGATACGCCTCTCGAATAAAGTTTACATCCTTAAACAACAAGAACTCATACCCAGAGTTATCCACAGCTAAAGAATACGGAGCCAGAAAGTCAGACGGCACTGATAAGTATTCATTGGTTGCAGTCAGCGTTCCTGTCTTGTTGACTCGAAAGTCAGGTAATTGCACTGACTTGAGTATTCGATCCTCTGCTTGAGTAATGATCGTATTAAGGTTGCTAACAAACGTGGTTTCAGTTGTTTGCAAATAATCTTGTATCGCTGTCTTTAGCGTTGTTAATGTCCAAGCCATTAGGTCACCACCGTTACACGGCCCGCTTGAGCCTCAATGTCCAATCCTACTGTACGACTGCCTAGCTCTGTGACTCCGCCACCCACAGGGTCAAACGCAAACATTTGACGACTTTCTGCTTGTGCCCTATCAGGACGCGGATTGCGTAACGCTTGCGGGTCATCTGTACGAACACGACCAAGTTGCAACTGAGGCTGATCTGGGTCAAGAACATCTTTTCCAACCAATAATCCTGTAGGGCGTTGATTCACAACTAAAGGCACTAGGTCTTTCTTTGGATATCTAAATCCTGTTAGATCGCAAAAACCAAATGCGTGCTTGCCCTCAGCGTAACTCAAAACTGATAGCCTCCGGGAGCAACATACAGAGAGGCCTTCTCTCGTGCAGAGTCTGCCGCAAGGCTCCACTGCTCATCATAGTCTGCTTTAAGTAAGGGGGCGCGCTCTGATGCCTGCGGATACTTGATAGCTAACTTGTAAGAAAGCCCTGCAACAAAACAAGGAAGGAACCTAGCAGGTAAGTCCATATTGTTAGACGCTGGCTTTCCAGCATCTTCGATTCTTTCCATGTAGTAGTAGCCAAATGTGTACGTCTCTTGGCTATCCGGGACAGGCCATAAGTTCACAGCAATGCCGTCCGGCGTTTGTTCCACGTAGAACTCTAAGGGCTTTGACTGTGTAAGCTTGTTTGACAGATGAGCATACTGACTTACTGAGATGCGATTCATCGACTGGTCAAACTGACTCGTAGTCTGGCCTGCATCAGTACGCAGGTATCCCTCGATAATATCAAAGATTTTTCCGTCTAACGCATAACGTGATGTGCCGGGCGTAAGAACCTGCGTTCCCTCTTTGACCGTCCAAAGATTAAGGCCACGGTTTTGCCACTCAAGCATTAGAAGATCAATACTTCTTCTCGCCGTGCGATAGTCATAGCCACTGCGAAGCTCTAGGCCCGCGCGCTCAAACGCCTCTTCTACGGCGTCACTAAGATCTAAGTTGAATGCAAACGTTCCGCTAGTCGCCATTACTTAACCTTCTTCTTCTTGCGCCTGCGTGTCTTTGGCGCGCTCTTAATTTGTTTGCCTGTCTGCGCTCTGCTGATCGGCATGATTACTTGCGCTTCGACTTGGCACCAGAACACTTCCATCGCTTGCGAGAAAGATTGTTAGGTGTATTGGGATCATTCTGTTTGGATTTTGGTAGGCGCTTCTTAATACCAAGCGATCTAGCACAGTAGCTGTCGCCTTTACTTGTACCGGGCTTTACCCTAGCGCCACCACCCTTCGCCTTTCCGGCCTGACCATAGCTGACCTTCTTGCCGGAGGCTGTTACTTTAACTTTCGCTTTGCCTTTAGCCGGTCTTCCAGTAGCCATTATCTGTGCCTCGCTGTCTTCTTGGCCACCTTCTTTGGCTGTTTAGAGAATTGCTTACCTTTCTTTGTGTCCGCTTTTTTCTTACGGCTTGTTGCCGCGTACTCTTTGTCGCTTAACGACTTAATCGCCTTCTCAGGTAAGTAACGCTCACCTGTTGCTTTCTTTCCTTGAGTCGATGGCTTGCCTGACTTTGTGCGCCACTTTTGCTTAGTCCATTTTTTCAGGGACTTTTGCGACTTCTTGAGCGCCATTAGTCTTTATAGCCCCCACCAGACTCTTTGTATTTTTTAGCGAGCATCTGCGCTTTACGCGCAGACCACTGGCCGGGCTTACCGCCCTTTCCTCCGGCTTTGATTTGATTAAACAATCGCTTACGCAAAGTGGGCTTTGTATAGTTGCCCGCTTTGTTGACTGTTGACTTCTTCTTAGCTGGAGCCTTTGCTTTAGCCATAACTCTTTTTAACCTGCATAACGATATTGTAAGTATCGCCAGAACCAGCACCCACGGTAGTGAATAGAATGTCACCAGTCTTTCCTGTGCCCGCATTATTGGGTATGCCGCTGAAGCTAGTAAAGTCTATTGAGTCTCCCCAGTCAGAATTTAACTGCCACGCAAGAACATCGGTATCGGCGTCAAATAACATTTTAACGCCCATCCCAACAGTCACATACCAGATGTATTGGATGCTTACGCTGGTGCAAGCTTTGTTTGTCATCGGGTCAGGACTAAGAGCTGACACATCAATCTTAGTGACTGCCGTTTCGCCCGTACCATCAGACACGTTGCTAAAACGGAAGATGGCTGTCTTGCCATCCTCCTGTATGGTTTGCGTAGCTACTGCATCAGCCATGAGCTATCTCCTTAAGAAAGGTTAGCGTTTTGCTGGTAAAGAAACGTTACTCGGATTTCTCCAGCGTCTGTTGCACCAGTAGTTGTCCACGTAATTTTCTTGTCTGCAGTTCCAATGTCGGCCCAAGCCAATGCACCACCCGCTTGGGTAGTTGGATATTTGCGTCCAGCACCAGAGGCTACGGTAATTGAAAAAGCGTTAATAAACGTAGCATTGCCACCAACTGTATCACCAACACTTAAGACTGCGGTAGCGTTACCCATTGCAGTAGGGCAATCAATTACGCAGTCAATGATCTGTGAGTTAGCTGGAATAACAACATTAGTAGCGTTAGCCGCAGAAGCGCCGCTCGCTAAAGAACCAGTAGAAAATGTTTGAGCCATGACGACTTGACCAGTGTTCTTGACATCTGATCCTAGCGTGGTGCCCGTGGTTTCTTTGATAGTACCGGCCTTAATAGGACCGGAAAAGGTAGTTTGTCCCATGTCAATCTCCTGTCTTGGGATGTCAGTTAAAAACTGTCAGGAAAAAATAAGGGGGCCGAAGCCCCCCGTTTAGCATCAGGATGCGCCGGGCGATCCGTAAATGCCGAGTGGATCAGATACACCGAAGCTGTAACGCTCGCGAGCTTTGTAGCGAACGTTGCCAGTGTCGAAGTCTCCATCCATTGAAGTTTCCAGAGCAGTACGCTGGAAGTGCTTCATGCCGTTTGGAATGTCGGTAATGATGAAGAACGCATTGCTGTCAGTCAGGTAGTGATTGACAGAGAAGCCTTCTGGGATTGCACCCATATTGCGAATTGCGTTGATATCATTATCGGCAGTACCAACACGCTGAGTGGTTTCTAGCAAACGATTTGCCGTAAACATCAACGCGGGTGGAACAATCAAACTGCGTGGACGTGCCGCAATCAAGAGACCACGCTCATCGGTGAACGCCGCGATTTCAATCACTGCATTCTCAAGCGAAGTTTCGTTGAGGTCAGCCGCCGTTACAGGACGGTTGTTGTTTTTGCCACCACTTACGAGCGGGTGTCCATCACCCCCAGCTACACCGTCACCTGAAGCGGTAAACAAGTTAACGCCATCACCAGACTGGAAAGAGTTGGTGAAGCCATTGTTAAGCGGATAAGCCGCTTTAACTTGCTTGGTGTAAGCCATAGCGCGGGCAAGAGCTTTGGTATAACGAGCAGACAGTGAGTCATACAAGTTATCTTCCATTGCTTCCTCTGTAATAGAGAAGCCCATTGCGATGGTCTCGTGGTTGTAACGAGCGGTGAAAGCTTCCTGAGCTGAATCGTAGCTAATAGCCGATCCTTCAGCCTTGACGGGAGCCGCCGCGAAGCCCGAGAGCTTCACTTCTTCTTCGAAAGAACGATCAGACGATTCCGTCTCATAGATCATTTCGTGCTCGTCTTCGTACTTCTCGTACTCCAAACCAAAAAGAGCGTTAAGCCCCGGCAGGAGTTCCTTCAGCATTTGTGCGCGTGAAATAGCCATTGCTTAGTTCTCCTTAAACGCCGAGCTTGGTTTCATAGGCGTGGCTCAAAGGCAGGTAGGTAACGATACAGTCTGTAAACGCATCACCTACGGTGCTTGTTGGGCCATCTACGAAATCAACAACTCGTAATGGAAGTGTATTAGTCGTAGCAACAGATCCACCATCTAAGGCGTTTCT